AGAGACAGGTATGAAGGACCTCGCCAACAGCGTATACCAACTTATACAGAAGTTTGAATCTCCTGAGAAGATTGTCAGACTAAATAATAAGTGGACTACTTTATATCCTGCTGAATGGAAAGAGAAGATGGACTGTACTGCACAGGTAGGTCTAGGCTTTGGTAACAAGGATATGAACCTTATGCACTTAGGTCAACTAGCTCAAACTATACAGATGGTTGCACAACACCCAGCTGCAGGTATGATGATTAAACCTAAGAACGTATATAACTTAATTGCTGAACAGATTAAAGCTATGGGTATGAAGAACGTAGAGGACTTCATTACAGACCCAGGAGACCAAGAACCACAACAACAAGGTCCTAGTCCAGAAGAACAAGCTAAGCAAGCAGAGATGCAACTTAAGGCAGAAGAACTTAAGATTAAGATGCAGAAACTACAAACTGAGTCAACTCTTAAACAGAGAGAGATGGAACTAGATGCACAACTAGCACAGCAAGAGCTTGAACTTAAAGCATCAGAAGCCCAAGTTGATATGCAAATCAAAGCACAAGAATTAGAAATTAAGAAAGCAGACTTAGCTCTTAAACAACAAGAGTTAATATTAGAGAGGGAGCAAGGAAGACCAGTGGCTATTGGTCCAACATAGGAGAAGTGGATGGGTAAGAAAGGGAAGGATATACAATTGGGAAAGGATGCAGAAAGATTTGTTAATGACCCGTTGTATAAGACAGCTTTTGCGGAGACAAAAGAAGAACTGATTAAGATGTTACTACAAACTAAAATCAGTGAAGAAACAGAAAGAGATAGAATTTATATTACCATCAAAGCTTTAGGGCTGATTGATGAGCACATACAGAGTGTCATCAATACTGGTAAGCTGGCTGAAGGACAGCAAGAATTTTATTCAGAACATTATTAAAAACTAAGGGAGATAACTATGGATTCTGCAGAGAATAACCAAGCAGTTGCACAGGCTTTTGAGAAAGCCAAAGAAGGGTCGTCAGAAGAGGCGGCAAATAATATCCTTAATATGTGGGAATCAGAAGATGACCAACCTACAGGCGAGGAAACCGAAGTTACTACAGAAGACGAGGTAGTGGCTGAGGACCAACAGGAAGATGAAGTCGAAACAGAAGAGGTCTCAGAAGAAGAGGAAGCCTCTGAAGAAGTAGAGACAGAAGATACAGGTGAAGAGGAAACCGAAGAGGTAGCTGAAGAATCTAACTATACTATTAAGGTAGATGGTGAAGAGTATGAAGTTAACTTAGAAGAACTTAAAGCTGGATATCAAAGACAATCTGACTATACTCGTAAGTCTCAAGCATTAGCTGAAGGTCGTAAAGAGAACGAAGCAATTCAATCTGAACGCATAAAGTTAGAGCAAGAGAGACAAATGTACGCTAATGGTTTACAAATGCTGAAAGAACAGCAGTCAGCCAAGCTTCAAGAGTTTAAAGATGTAGACTGGTCAACCCTTAAAGAGGAAGACCCATATGCATATATGCTTAAGAAGGATGAGTACCGAGATGCTCAGGATAAAGCAAGGAATGCTGCACAACAACAACAGATTGTACAGCAACAACAGCAACAACAAGAGGCACAGTCAAGAGCAACCTTTGTTCAAGACCAATACTCTCAGTTAGTTAATGCTTTACCTGAGTGGGACAACAAAGAGTCTACCGTTAAGGAAGACATTAGAAAGTTTGCAATATCTTCAGGGTATGCACCAGAAGAAGTTGACCAACTAGCAGACCACCGTAGTGTTCTTATACTTAAGAAAGCTATGGAGTTTGATAAGTTAACTAAGAAGGTAGCACCTAAGAAGAAGGCAATCAAGAAAGTTCCCAAGGTACAGAAGTCTGGAAGAGGTAAAGTTAAGTCTGAAGCAGCCGATGATAAAACCAAGAAAAAGCGTGCAAGGTTAAGGAAGTCTGGTCATCAAGATGATGCCGCTTCCGTATTTTATGATATGTTATAACAAGGGTTATAACTACAATATAAGGAAATAGTAATGGCTACTAATTTTAATACTTATGATGCACAAGCAATTCGTGAAGATTTGTCTGATGTAATCTATGATATCAGCCCAACAGAAACTCCGTTTCTATCTGGTATCGCAAAGAAAGGCAGTGTTTCTAACACTTACTTTGAATGGCAGACTGATGCACTAGCAGCAGCTTCTGGCACTAACGCAGCAGTTGAAGGAGCAGCAGCAGGTACTGCAGCAACTACAGCTACAACTCGTCTAGGCAACTACACACAAATCTCTAAGAAGGTTGTTGAAGTTACTGGTACTCAAGACAAGGTTAACAACGCTGGTAAGAAGTCTGAGCTTGCTCACCAACTTGCTAAAGCTTCTAAAGAGCTTAAGCGTGATATGGAAACTTCACTATTAGCTACTAACGCATCTGTTGCAGGTGATGCTTCTACAGCTCGTGAGACTAGAGGTGCTGCAACTTTCATCACTACTAACGTAACTGATGCAGGTACTACTGGTACTCACGCAGCAATCGTTGAAGCTGATGTAACTGCAGTAGCAGAGTCTACTTGGAATGCTGGTGGTAACCCATCAACTATCCTATTAGGTGCTACTAATAAGAAGTTAATCACTGCTATGTCTGGTCGTGCTAGTGCGACTCGTTCAGTTGTTGATGACAACAATACTGTTTACAACGCAGTTGATGTATATGTTTCTGACTTCGGTACTTTCAACATTCAGTTGGATAGATACTGTGACCAGGACATCGTATACTTCTTAGACCACGATATGTGGTCTGTTGACTACTTACGTGATTTCCAGACTATCGACATCGATAAGACTGGTGACTCTGAGAAGAAGATGCTTTTAGTTGAGTATGGCTTACGCTGTGGCAACGAAGCAGCTAACGGTAAGATTCAGTACACAACTGGTTAATAGCTAGTTGACTTAACCCCTTCTTAATTGAGGGGGTTATCATATTAGAGGAAGATACAGATGGGAATACAAACACAATTAGTAGAGAACCTAGACGGTTCTATAACCAATGTATCAACTCAAGATAACAAAGAAATAAAGAAGATTGCAGAAGATAATGCTATGCTTCGATTTGACTCAGCCCGTAGTGGCAGAGCACAGTATGATGGTGACTCACAATTCTCACACAGAGTAGCTCGTATACCTATTATTATGGTAGAGCAGATGATGAGAGAAGGTGTGTGGAATAACCAAGAACGTATGAAGGAATGGATGAATGACCCAGTCAACGCACCATTCAGAACAACAAAAGGTAAACTATAGATGGCACTAAGTACGTATACAAATATTAAAGATGCAGTAGCTGACTGGTTAGACCGTAGTGACTTAACTACTAGGATACCAGACTTTATAGCATTAGCTGAAACTAGAATCAATAGAGACTTACGCATTAGACCTATGGAAGTACGTTCTACTATGACAACCACAGCAGATAAGAGATACTTTAACTTACCTGGTGGTTACTTACAGATGCGTAACATCCAACTGAATACTAACCCTATCAGAGCACTGGAGTATATTACTCCTGAGATGTTAGATAGATTGTATGGCAGTAGTTCAACAGGTGTACCAAGAGCATACACTATGATTGGTGATGAGATTCAATTAGCACCAGTACCAGACTCAGCATACACATTAGAGGTTGCCTTCTACGAGAAGTTCACATCACTAGGTGATGGTACTTCAGGTACTGTAACATCTAACTGGCTAACTAGTAATGCACCTGACTTATTATTGTATGGTTCTCTATTAGAAGCAGAACCATTTATTAAGAATGATGAGCGTATACCAGTATGGTTAAATGCATACAGTTCAGCTATTGATAAGCTACAGAAGGCAGATGCAAGAGATAGACACTCAGGCTCAACTATGAGAGTACGTACTATCTACTCTGGAGTTGAGGGCTAGTGGCTCAGACTACCTGGGCAGCTGATACTAATACTTGGGCATCTACTACTAACGTATGGGCTAATACAGCATATTCAGATACTGTAACCTTTGGTTCTACAGTAGATACCTCCAGTAGTAACAACACACAGTTTGGTGTTATTGCTAATATGACACAGTTAAATCTAACTGAGTTGAATGAAGAAGACGCAATCAAACTAGCTAGTGCAATACTGGGAGCATCAGTAGGTACAACAGCATCAGCCAGTGTATCTATACCAATATCAATAACATTAGCAGAAACATCAAATCTAACAACTAACATAAACTTTGAAGAGAGTATAACCTTAAGTGCAACAGGTAATATAACTTCAACTAATAACTTCTTGTGGAATGATGTCACAGAAGATACATCAACTACCTGGACCAAGGTAGCAGACCCAGACGAATAACAAAAACGAAATTATATAAATAGTTTCACACAAGGAGTAAATAATGAAAGACGTAGGAATTGAATTAACAAACATATGGAAAGTTACTTGTCTTGA